GTGTATGTTGGTCAGACTGCCAGCAGTGTGATATTGCCAACAGAGGGAGATGGCTACAACGGGTATCTAACCAAAGACGGTGTACCTCCCAATGGTGCTCCATTCACCGCAGGCATTTCATTCCCGTCCAATCCTGTCAACGGGCAGTTTGCACTGCGCACAGATTATCTCCCTAACAGACTGTTTAGATACGATGGCCTAAGATGGCGTAAATTTGAGGACAATGTTCGAATGACTATGAGCAATCTCGGAGCCAGTGATGTTGCTGCCGGTGAACCGTTTGCTGGCAAGGATATAAGGAAAACACAAAAATCTACATTCATTAATAATTCCACTGTGAGAACCATCGACGGGCACACAGTCAAAGAAAAGCAGAGTCTCAGCAAGGCTCTTAGACCTGAGGCAGACCTATAATGGATTTTCACTACGACGGCCAGATAAGACGTTATGTCACACAGTTCATGCGTGTGTTCATTGGATTTAAGTATCAAGCAGGTGACGGTGACCAACGACAGATTCCTGTGATGTACGGAGATCTAACTAGGCAAGTGGCCAGTATTATCAAAGATAATTCAGAAAATAAAATGCCTACAGTGCCAAGGATAGCCTGTTATATTACAGGTCTTGAAATGGATACCAACAGGCTCAGTGATCCTACATTTATTTCAAAGATACATATCCGAGAACGCAGATTCACAGATGCCAGTGGCACTAGAGAATACACAGGTGCGCAAGGCGGCAGCTATACCGTAGAACGATTAATGCCTACACCGTTTAAATTGACCATGAAAGCAGATTTATGGACTTCTAACACTGATCAAAAACTACAGTTGCTTGAACAGATTTTGGTGCTGTTTAATCCCAGCCTAGAACTTCAGACCACAGACAACTACATCGACTGGACCAGTCTCAGTGCTATGTATTTGACTAGTACAAATTTTTCAAGCAGAACTATACCACAAGGGGCAGAAAGCGACATAGACATCTGCAGCATGGAGTTTGAAATGCCCGTGTTTATATCGCCGCCGGCCAAGGTTAAAAAATTAGGTATAGTGCAGAGCATTGTGGCCAATGTAATGGACGATCAAGGAAATGTAATAAATCTCGAAGATTTAATTTATAATAACAGTGCTACTGGGCACTATGCGCCTGGTAACGATGCTGTTGGCATTAGTATAGCCGGTAGTCCGTTTGGCAGATACGGAGTTCTATTGTTTAAATCAAACACTGGCAACCCCAACGACAATCAATACGATCTAACATTGGTTAACCCCATAGAGGCAGTGACGTCGTTGGGCCTCAGCGAAAAGGAAGTAAAAAACGGTGAGCCAATTGATTGGAATATCATATTGAATACACAAGGCGGCTATGTTCCGGGCAGTGAGATTTTGTTTAAAAAAGCCAACGGATTGGAGATAGTAGGAACATTTGTAATTAATCCAATAGAACCTAGTATATTGATAGTGTCTTTAGACACAGATACGTATCCAGGCAATGATGATGTAGCCAGCACGGTGCCTGGAGTAGCTGCCAGCGGCACCATAGATGCTATTATTGATCCTTACAAGTATAATCCATTAGAAGTATACGGTTCACATGCGGCCATTCCTGTGGGCTTGAGATTTCTAATGTTAGACGATGTCAACAATAGCGTAAATCGTGGCGGTTATATTGATCTACCTTCTAATCCAGCAGACAGCACAAAGATTCCATATAGAGGACCGCAGGCTTGGAGAGGACTTAGCAACAATGATAGCTCGTGGGAAAACCAAGACGGCACAGATCCTGTCATCAAAGCCAACTCTGTCATAGAATGGACTGGGAGTGCATGGACTACGATATGGGATCCGGATCAGAATACTGTGGAGGCAGCAGATACGCTAGGCGAAGAATTTTCTCCGTTTTATATCCAAAACATACGCACAGGTATCAAATACCAGTGGGATGGGACACAATGGATCAAGGCATTTGAAGGCGAGTACTTGCCAGGAGAATGGAGCTTCAGGACCGCAGGCGGATAAGTACTGGCATGCAACAGCGTGCCGGACTACTATTCTTAGCTAAAACCACAGGTCGTATACTACTGATCTTAGATGCAGAACGATGGACCGTGCCTACATTTCAACGTAGAGCCAGCCTCCTAGAAGATGCCAACGAATTACTAAATCAATATGCACAGGGGCGTATAGTTCCCATTGAACTGTATCTATCTGAAGATCGCGGGTTTGAATATGGCACGTATGTGTGTGTAGTCGATCAGGAGTTTTTAACTCTAGCATCAAAGACTGTATGCTGGGCAGATTTAGATTGCTTGCCCAAACAACTGCACTCGGGGCTGCGTACCACATTAAATAATCAAGTAATACGTGTAAAAATAGAAACTGTTATGGAGTTAATAAAAAATGCTACAACAAGCTGACCGATTTCAAAACGATGTAAAGAAATATAATGAAGCTATTGAAAACATGCCCGAAGGACCAGAAAAATTAGAAGCCAAACGGCTGCTCAGTGACCTCATCTACGAAGTTAAAAACATGGACAACATGTATGTGGACATGATCTATGCCAAACAGTTACCTACCATGGGTAATGAGCTGCGTGGAAATATCGGATCCATTAGAAAAAAATTAGACAGCAAAATTAAAAATATCTAAGTCGCATGGATCATTTCATAGGATTTAGCCACATATACGACATCGAGTTGTGCGATCGATTGATCGAACATCATAAAAAATCCAATCACCAACATCCAGGATACTCTTGGAGAGATAACGTTCAACAATGCGGTGTTGATAAAACCATTAAAGACAGCGTTGACGTTGATTTATACCCCTCTGATCGAGTATACTCAACGTATGTTGAAGAATTGATAGCAGCTTCTACCAAATATATAACCCAGTTTCCTTACTCTGAAAAAACAGGTCAATGGGGGTTAGTCGAATTACCGATAATTCAATACTATCCTCCAGGCGGAGGCTATCATCATTGGCATACCGAACGAGCCACCGCTGTTTCTCCCATGTGTCATAGACATCTAGCATTCATGACCTACTTAAATGATATCGACGATCAAGGAGAGACTGAATTTTTTCATCAAAAAATTAAGGTTAGCCCTAAAAAAGGACTAACCCTAATATGGCCTGCCGATTGGACTTACACACATCGTGGCATTGCATCAGCCTCCCAAGAAAAATATATTATCACAGGATGGTTCAGTTTTATTGAACCCGATCCTGCTTAAATATCCTTGTGCTGCATCTTCAATGCCGCTTTTGTACTTACTTCCATTTCTTCTTGACCTGGGGAGAATGTAATAGCGCAAGCTGTGGTTAACACCATTCCAGCAATACTACCTGCGTTACGCAAACAAGATTTAGTAACCTTTGCTGGATCAATAATACCCATGTCAATCATATCACCGTAACGATTTTCTGCTGCATCATATCCAAATGATTCATTGCCTTCTAAAACCTTAGTTAACACCACATCTGGTTTTTCGCCTGCATTGATAACGATTTGTCTTAACGGATCTTCCAGTGCCAAATCTACAATCCTAATACCCATATCTTGATCTTGATTTTTTCCTTTAAGCCCTTTTAGAACAGATTTCATTCTTAAATACGCAACGCCTCCACCTGCTACAATGCCGTCTTCAAGAGCAGCACGAGTAGCATGAAGTGCATCATCAACTCGATCTTTCTTTTCTTTCAACGCAATTTGTGTCGGAGCTCCCACACGGATAACCGCCACGCCACCTGTTAATTTAGCGATACGTTCTCTATAAAAGTCGGCACCGTATTCAGTAGAATCGCGTTCATATTCTAATTCTTTAATACGCTCTGCTAATTTTTCCTTGTCACCGTCGCCACCAATCAGAGTGGTTGTATCTTTGGTGATTTCGATGCGAGTGCATTGTCCAAGATCTTCCATAGTTGCTTTGGCCAAGGTCTTACCAAGGTCTTCACTGATAACAGTACCGCCAGTTAAAATAGCAATATCTTCTAAAAGATGTTTGCGCTTTTCACCTTTCCAGTCTGGTCCACGAACCGCACAGGCTTTGATATGTCCTTGAACTGTGTTTACAACCAAAGTTGCCAACGCTTCATTCTCAAATGATTCAGCCATAATCAAGAATGATCGTTTTGATTGGGCTGCCTGTTCTAAAATTGGAACTAAATCGTTGATGTTCAATACTGGACGATCACTGATCAAGATGTATGGGTTTTCTAAAATACATTTTTGTTTGTCGCTGTTAACAAAGTACGGAGATAGATATCCGTGTTCGTACTGTAGCCCTTTGACCACTGTTAACTGATCAGTGGGATATTGATTTTCTTCAACCGTGATAGTTCCTGTTTTTCCTACTTTTTCAACAGCTTCGGCAATCAACGAACCAATGTGATCTTCGCCGTTTGCAGAAATTGTAGCAACTTGTCGAACTTCTTCGTTGGTATCGCACGATTTTTTAAATTTTTCTAGTTCTTCGATGGCTTTTTCTACTGCAAGGTCAATGCCTCGCTTGATATTGATAGGACTTGCACCGGCCGCAATCATTTTAACACCTTCGCGAATCATTGACTGTGCTAATAGAGTTGCAGTTGTTGTGCCATCTCCGGCATCGTCCATGGTCTGTAGTGCAACTTGACGGATCATTCGAACACCAGTATTCATTAGATTGTCGTCAAGTTCTACTTCACGTGCCACAGTAACACCGTCTTTGGTTACTTGGGGTGCTGAGTATTCACGTTGAATAACTACATTCTTTCCTTCTGGTCCGAGGGTAACTTTAACAGCATTGGCTAAAATATTAATACCTTCGATTATTTTGTTTCGGCCGTCGTCGCCAAAATATACTAATTTTGTTTCAATACTCATAATTGTTCCTTATCTTAAAAATCCTAATACTTCGTCTTCTTTTAAAATCAAGTATTCTTCAGCATTAACTTTGATCGGGTGCCCTGTGTATTTTGGAAATACCACAGTATCTCCTTTTTTAACTACCATTGGTAGCACGGTTCCGTCTTCAGTTAATTTTCCATCCCCCACTGCAATAACTTCCCCTTTTGTAGGACGTTCTACGGCGCCATCTGGAAGAACTAACCCTGTTTTAGTTTTTGCTTCGTCTTCAATTTTTTTAACAACAATGTTATCTCTAATAGGAATAAGTTCCGACATTATAACTCCTTAAAATGTTATGACCTGTTATTTATGATATTAAAGTAGCAGAGAAAGAAAAACCGAGCGTTACCTCGGTTTTAATTGGTCAGCTTGTTAACTATTAACTTGGTTTGACCGGCCAGTTGATTTCATAAGGGAAACCCTGCTGTGCTGTGACATCTCGCAGTGCTTGACGATATGTTGCCCATTCTGCTTTTTTAGCAGGGGACAACACAGAATCATTAGTCTGACTGAAGTCAGACTTTAACAACAAGTCGTCTCTATTTTGACGTTCAATTACTTCAAGTTCAAGCTGTGTTTTTGGTAGAGTTCTATAATGGCTTGGAGGCCAAGTAACATCACCAAATTCACCGGCATTGAATCTTTGCCATAATTCTCTACGCTGAGGTTCTTCTGCAACTCTAAAGGCAAAAAATTCCACAGGTTTTGACAGTTCCTTAAACTTAACCATGGCTAAGATTTCGTTTTCAATACCTGTTCCTCGTTGTATGTGTGTAGCTGATTCAATAGTAAAAGTGTGGCTCATTAAATTCTCCCGACATTTAGCCTTGTGTTATATTTATCATTGTGAATCGGTTCTCAACGTATCGCTAAACCCCAATCCTGGCCGTCCGTCATACTCAAATTTTGGATAATATGGGCCGTTTTTGTTAATAAAGTGAAAAAACGCCTGTACTTGATATGTGCCTGGGCCACCGATCAACGGATCACGCCAGTGTTCAACTTCGCATCCGCGATATAATATAGAATCTCCTGGATTTTGCTGTATCATTTTTCCAGGCTGATTATTACTGATAAATTCACCGTTTGGACCATGCGGTATTTTTATAGATTCTGGGTCAACGTACATTCCCCAATTGTAACCTGAACCAGTATTTACATAATTGAATCCCAGGCAAGTGGTCATGCTTATTTCACAGGACGGTCGGTCTTTATGTCTGGCTAACACTGACCCGGGTCTATACACTCTATAGTAGGTGTATGATGCAGCCAACTCTAACCCTGTGAGCTTTTCTGCATGAGCTTTAGTAAAAAACATCAATGTTTCCATCAACGTATCCCCGTATACAGAATGCGCTCCATGCACCTGTGC